TTATCCCGAAGATACTTCTCAATTGCAAGCTGAGCTTCAATGCTGATACCATACATCAATTCAACAAGGGCTCTTGACCGTGAACCCGGTTCTCTCTTTTCGATCTTTCTCTCGTCCATGGCGGTAACTGCTGCCTGGATTTGATCCCGCTCCCACATGTTACGCGCGCTCTGACTAGGTAGCTTCCCGAGCCGAACATTCCTAGTTACGCGCAGACCGTAATGTGCCAGTTCCGAAATAATTGGACATCCCGGATACTGATGTGCGAGAGATAGGGCTTTACAACGTAACAGGCGGAGATGCTTCTTCCTGTTTGACAACGCATACGTCGCTCGGCCCCAGCCAAAGCCAGCGAGCGCGTCCCGAGGATCATCAATATTGATCAATTCCTCTGTGTCAAAGATAATGCCGCAAAAAGATGCAGTCTCAATTCTTTCATGTTTCTCTATCTTTATCGTCAGCCCCAAAGGAGCGAAATCTTCCGCCGACAAAGAAGGTCCGTCATGTTTCATCAAGCCGTCGTCTCCTTCCACAACAATTCTTACGTTGGTACACCCTTTTCGTTGGGCTGTGAACAGTGCAAACATCAAATTGGAAAATCCATTTCCTAAAGATGTGCACATCTCACCCGAAAGCCGACAGGTATCAAGTTCTGCGTCCAGATACTTGAAAGAACAATTCTGTCGACCCGTTATGACCTCCAGATGCCGGTAAAAACGGTCCCGCTCTGCCAGGTGCTGGGTCATATACTTATACAGCTGCACTTCTACAGCATGCATCACTATAGCTCTGAATTGTGACTCAAAGGCTGTGTAATCAGTAGCTTCCGCCGATCCCTCGCCACCCAAAAGATCCAGGATGTAACGCGGTCGGTCTGCAACAGGAATATGTTTGATGAATGCAGGGTGCTTGTAAACTTCTTCCTCAATGAGCTTGAAGAATGGTCCGACGAAGCATTTAAACTCATCGCTTCTAGAGTAAATCCCTCTAGCGTGTTTGTACTCTGGATAAGTCTCGTCCTTAATAAAACACTTAGCTCTGGTATGCTTCTTATCGAACTCGTTCACCACCTTATAGTATTTATCTAACAATTCCGCTCTTCTCCAAGCGGGGTAGTTGCAGTGGGCAAGCCACCTTTCCACGGAAGTATCACTATCCGGGGCAAGTGGGGTGAGGTTCACCTCTAACCATTGTTGAACAAACACCCTGAGTTGGTCGAGGATTTTTGGATCTATCTCAGGATGCTTTGATGCTGCTCTCTTTAAAACACCAGCCAGGGTGGTCGAAGTGTCGTATTGGTCAGGATGTGGACACGCTGCTACAGTAACCACTGGACCCAAAGAAACGGCCACTGGTTTCCTGTCATCAGGAGACGGTGTCACTCTCGTGATCATCG